GAAATACCAAACGTACTTGCATATAATGCAAATGACGTAAATAGTACTGAAGAACTTCTTAATCGATCTAAAGATGATATAGATCTACGCATTGCTATTGAAAACGAATATCATATATCTGCACTTAATAAAGATGGAGTAAATCTTGGAATGGAAATCATTAAAGTGAGATATCTTCAAGAAACTGGTTTACAGTGATTTCAGATAAAAGATTTAAGAAGTCCTTGTGATCAGTTATGTTTTGGCGACATAATATTTGATTATATTCATTTTCAAACACCTGAATTACAACAACTTTTAATTGATTTAAAAAATCATTGTGGTAATCCAAATGATAATTCTTTTGAGCGTCATTTTTTATTAGGCGGAGTTGAACACACCTTTGGTATGGGTGGATTACATAGTGTAAATAAACCAGAAAGATTTGAGTTTAATGATAATACTCATGTTTTTGATGATGATGTAACATCTTTGTATCCTAGTATTGTTATACAAAACAATATTTATCCTAAACATTTAGGCCCAGCTTTTGTTAAAGTGTATAAACAAATACGTGATGAAAGAGTTGAAGCTAAGAATAATGGCAATAAATTAAAGAACGATACTCTAAAGTTAGCAATTAATGGGTTAACCGGAAATCTTCAATCTGAATTTTCTTGGGTATATGATCCTGAAGCAGTATTAAAAATCAGAATTAATGGTCAATTATTATTATTGATGTATGCTGAAGCAATAATGCTTGCTGGAGGCCATATCATACAATCTAATACAGATGGATTAGCTTATACAATTAGTGATAATTTAGTTAATAAAGCAAATGAAGTAAAAGACTGATGAGAAAACTTAACTGGATTAAAGCTTGAAAGAGAAGAATTTGAGCGTTTCTATCAATATGCAATTAATGACTATATTGGTGTGAAGAAAGGCTGAAGTAAATCTCATAACGAAAAACTTATTAAAAAGAAGGGTTTGTTTATTGATGAACCTATTCTTGGAAAAGGTTTAGCACCATTAATTATTCCTGAAGCACTTAATAAATATTTTGTTGAAGGAATTGACCCAGAAATAACTATTAAAGAATGTACAGATATTAAAAAATTCTGTACATTTCAAAAAGTTGATAAGAAGTTTGAAGTTTTTTGTGGTGATCAACGAGTAACGCACATAAATAGATATTACATGTCTACTAATGGTAAATTAATTTATAAACAAAAAGTTGATCAACAAGGTAAAAAGTATGGAAGTGCTATTTCTTTATGTGCTGATTCTCCAGTTACTATTTATAATAAATTTGATGATATTCCAATAGAAGATAGAAAGATTAATTATCGTTATTATCTTTCAGAAGTGTATAAGATTATAAATAAAATGAATGAAAAACAATATAGCTTATGATAACACGTAGTGAAAGACAAAAGGAATGTCTCAGGCGATGATTAATGTTTAAAGGATGTGGAACAATTGTTGCTTGTACTGGTTTTGGTAAAACTAGATTAGGTATAAATTTAATAGAAGCCTTTGTTAAACGTAACGAAGATTCTTCTAGTTTAGTGATTGTTCCTACACAACTTTTAAAAGATCAATGAATAGATCAATTGGAAGAAAGAGGGTTGCTTGGTAATGCAAGAGTTGAAATAATTAATTCCGTAATTAAATTAAATTGAACTTGTGATTTATTAGTTATAGACGAAATTCATTTGACACCTAGTGATTGCTTTCAAAAAGTTTTTGAATGTGTTGATTATAAAAACATTCTTGGCCTTACTGGAACTTTTGAAAGATTGGATGGGAAGGAGGCAATAATTTCTAAATATGCCCCAGTATGTGATAGTATATCTATTGATGAAGCAGAATATAATGGATGAGTCGCTCCACATAGAGAATATCTTGTATTGCTTGATGTTGACTTAACTGAATATAATAAACTTACTCAAGAATTTAATCAATGTTTTGCTCAATTTGGTTGGGATTTTCAATTAGCAATGAAATGTGCTACTAATATTATTGAGTGTCGTAAATTTGCTAAGAAGAGTGGATTGGATGGAAATACTGTAATGGGTGTTGCTCAAAAATGGAATAGAGCTATGAGATATAGGAAAGAATTTATCTATAATCATCCTAAGAAAATGGAAATAGCTAAAAAAATTCTTCAAGCTCGAAATGACAAAAAAGGTATCACATTCTCCTCAACAATTAAACAAGCAGAATCATTTGGAAACGGTTGAGTAATTCATTCTAAAAAGAAAGTTAAAGAAAATCAATCAATTATAGAAGAGTTTAATAACGCATCTTCTGGATTTTTACATACTTCAAAAGCAGCAGATCAAGGATTAGATTGTAAAGGTGTGAATCTTGAAATAATTCTTCATACTGATTCTTCTAAAATACGCAAAACACAACGAGTTGGTAGGGCAATTCGATTTGAAGAAGGAAAAACATCAGAAATTTTTACACTAGTTTTAAAAGGAACCCAAGAGGTAAATTGATTTAATAATTCTAATACATCTAGAGTTATTACAATTAATGAAGAACAATTAAATAAAGTCCTCGAAGGAAAATCTATTGAAACTAGACAAAGAGAAACTATTACAAATACAAAATATCGGTTCTAAAATGACGATTAAATTAACAGAACGCCAAATAGAATCAGTTGTTTCCAATTTATCAAAGGAACAATTAATTGATTTTTTGGCTAGAGATATTGACAAAAGCGTGGATTGGATTTGTGAATTTATTTGGAACTATGTTGATAATGAAGAACTCCAAAACAAAATTCGTAAATCTTTTCCACCAGTTCAGATGGAACTTTTCGATTAAATATCCTTTACAGGAGATATAAATAAAGATGTTTGAGTTCGTTTTTGACTTAAACATTATTAAATTGGAAATAAATACAATATTAAATTTATTGATTACTAATGATTTAACTGCTGATGAACTGCTAGTTGTTTATTTAACATTTTTAGCTCGTGATGAGGAAGGACATCCTGAATTCTTCGCTAAATGATTTAATAATGGCGGTAATAAACGACTCAGAGACATCTTTGAATCATTAAAGAAAAAAGGAGTGATTAAGAAAGATTATAATCCAGAAGAATATAATCCAAACGAAGTTGATTTTAATAAGAACTTTTTGAAAACTTGATTGAAGAATTCTGGCGAAATGGGCCAAGAATTATTTGATGCTTATCCTCCTTTTATGCAATATAATGGTAGATTATTACCATTAAAAAATATTGCTAAAAAATATAATACATTAGATGAATTTTTCTTTGCTTATTCTTCTGCGATAAAACATAATCCAGATAAACATAAGGAAGTTATGGAATTATTAGAGTGGGGAAAAGAAAATGGAAAAATTTCATATGGTATTTGTGAATTTATCATAAGTGCCAAATGAGATGAACTAGCCTATCTTCGTGAACATCCACAAGAAGGGCAAGTTGAAAGCACCTTTAATGTATATGATGAAATATAATGACCGGTATAGATGATTTATGAGTACAAATTGATAAAGGAAGAAGAGGTGAAAATATAGGTGTATCTACTGGAATTCCAAAATTAGATAAAGTAATTGGAGGAATACAACCATCTAGATATTATACAATTGCTGCAAGTTCATCTTCTGGTAAAAGTAGCTTGCTTCAATTTATCATGTATAACATGCTTAAAAATAAAAAGCATGATCAAGAAATATATTTTCTTATATTCTCTTTGGAAATACCGGAATCTGTATTACTGGCAAAACTATTAGGTTTATATTGTGCAGAAGAATTTGGAATTTATCTAACCTTAGATGACATAATGTCTTTTCAAACTTTAATGAACGATGAAACTTATGAATATCTTAATAAAGCAAGAAAATGATTAGAATCCGTTTATCCTTGTTTATATATTGTTGATAAGATTGCAAATTCTAAAGTTATTTATCGTGAAACTTTAACATTCGCAGAGTTACATGGTAAATTTGAAACGATTGGAAATAAAAAGGTTTATGTTCCAAATAATCCAAAACAATTATTAGTTGGCGCAATAGATCATGGTCTATTATTACAACCTATTGAAGGTAGAAATGTAAAAGAAGAAATTGATTTAGCTTCTTCTTATATGGTAACTTTAAAAAATAAAATCAATATTTCTTGGTTTATGTTAATGCAGCAAAATAGAGATTCTACCTCTATGGATAGAAGAAAAGCTGGATTGGATGAACCTGGATTAAATGATATAAAATCTACTGGAAATGTAGGTCAAGATAGTGATGTTGTATTACAGATATTTTATCCTTTTAGAGAAAAACTAGCAACTTATCGTGGTTATAGATTAATAGGAGATGATGGTATTGGAAGATATCATAGATCTATTATTATTTCTAAACAACGATATGGAATCGCAGACCAAGTAATCAATATTAACTTCTTTGGATCTGTTGGATGATGAAAAGAAATTCCACCAGCAGATCAAATAACGGATTATACTAAGTTTAAGACAGAATTTGGTAATATACCGTGTAAAATAAGACAAGAAAGTGAAGATGTTTCTGAAGATATTTCTTCTTCAGAAATTCAAAAACCTTTAACTTTTAGTTTTTAATGGCTAATTTAATAGCAATTGTGGGCCAAAGTGGCACAGGAAAAAGTTCATCCTTAAGAAATCTTAACGCTGAAGAAACTTTTATTATTAATGTGGCATCTAAACCGCTGCCATTTAAAGGATGAAAAAGTAAATATTCGATTTGAAATAAAGAGAATCCTACTGGAAACTATATAAATACAAGTAATGTACAAACAATTGCACAAATACTTGGATATGTTAACACTAAAAGACCTGAAATCAAAAACGTAGTTATAGAAGATGCTCAATACTTAATGGGTTTTGAGTATATGGATAGAGCTCAAGAAAAAGGATTTCAAAAATTTAGTGACATTGCACAAAAATTCTATAGTGTGTTAAAAACTGGAATTGGTTTACGTGATGATCTAAATGTAATTATGACTTGTCATAGTGAAAATATAGGTACAGCGGATGAACCACAGTATAAAATCAAAACATTAGGTAAAATGATTGACAATAGTATAACTGTTGAAGGATTGTTTACTTATGTATTCTTTACTGATGTACAAAAAGATGAAAATGATAATACTATTTATGTGTTTCAAACTCATTCTGATGGTACAACTACAGCAAAAACTCCTATGGATTGTTTTGATAGCGATTATATTCCAAACGATTTAGAGTTTGTTTTAAGACAAATAGCTGAATACAATGCTTAATATATCTTTTGATTTTGATGAAGTAACTCAACAAGTAACTAATATCAAAGTAGTTCCCAAAGCTGCAGCATCAGTTAGTTCTAAAGAATTTGATTTAGAAGTAGAAGATAATAAGATATCTCTTACAGCTAATGCAATTGAAAAACTTAATGTAGTAGCTGGTGATAGAGTGGCTATTAATTATTGGACAGTAGATAATCAAACTACATATCCTATTATTAGTAAAGCGGAAGTCTTCACTGATGGAGCAGATGGATTAAAGGTTACTAAAAAAGGTACTTTTTCATTTAAAGGACAACAAAGGACCAGTTTGTTAAAATTTGGAAATTTGTTTAAATTTACAGAATTCGTAGACAAAAACGGAGATGTAAAAGACAATGTTTTTGTTTTAAGTCCCGTAGAGGATACTAGGGAAACTCTCGAACAAGAAGCAATGGATGAAATTAAAGAATCTGTTGCTGAATTGGATTCAAGTAAAGTAGAGAGTGAAATGAGTGAAATTATAGGAGAAGACTATGAAGATGCTCTCCCGTTTTAACGTTTTTTAATTTATTTTTAATATGGGTTTATTTGATTTAAGCGCTACCACTGGCGTTAAAGAAAGTGGAAGATTCCTTCAGCCAGGAATTCATAAAGCAAAGTTTGTCTCTGTAGAACCTGGTACTATAAATTCTCAGAAGACTGGACAGGATTATAATACTATGAAGCTTACGCTTGATATCGAAGGATATGGCGAGTTTGTACATAATTTCTTTGAGCCAACTTCTGCAGAAAGAACTGCTAATACATTTGGACAAAATCCTTCTCCGGTAGAGCAGTTTATGATTTCAGTTCGTCAAATTGTCGATGCTCTTTCGCCAACAATTGGTGAAATGATTGATAATGATAATGTGGTTATCAATGGTAAGAAAGTTAATCTTAAGGAACTTAACTTTTCTCAAATTGTAAAGCTTGTTGCTCATCTTACTAAGCCTTTCTGGGGCGAAGAAGTTGAAGTAAAGCTTGTTCCTCAGACTAATGGTTTTGCTGATATTCCTGGTTTCCCTGCCAAAGTAAATCGTAATGGAACTCTAGGAATTGCTAGTAGATTTATTGGTCACGATCTTGTGATGAATCAATCTGAACAGAAGAGAATTGAAGCTACTAAGAACGCTCAGCCAACAAATATGGCTCAGACAACTAGTGGTAGTACTGAGGGTCTTGCTGATGCTCTCGGTATTGATATGGGGAATGATGCTGGTTCTGATCTGCCCTTCTAATGATTACTTATTCTTTAGAACCAATTAATATAACTAAAGAATTAATATTAAGTAAGGTATCTGAAGAACAAATTTTTGAGCACTATGGAGTCCCTATCAAAAAGGGACTCTTTTGCTCAACTTTACGACGTGATAAAAATCCAACGGTTGCTTTATATCGAAATAAGAGTAATCGTTTAATGATGAAGGATTTTGGAGATGGGTCTTGTCTAGATTGTTTTGGATTAGTTGAGGTTAAATTTGGAGTAAGCTATTATATGGCACTTCAAATAATAGCAAATGATTTTGGAATTATTTCAAGACAAGATTTGTCTAAAAACAAACCAAAAATAAAATATACTGGAACTAAAATAGAAGAGACCACACAAGCTCGAATTCAAGTAGAGATTAGAGAATTTGATGAAGAGGACCTAAAATGATGAAATCAATTCGGAATTAGTGCAGAAACACTTAAGAAATTTAACGTGTATGCTTGTAAAACAGTTTGATTAAATGGAAATTTATTTTATATTTTCTCTGAATCTAATCGAGCTTATGGTTATTACGGTGGAACTAAGGACGGAATTGAATATTGAAGAATTTATTATCCAAATAAGAAAAAATATAAGTTTATATCCAATTGAAAGTCACAAATGATTCAAGGAGCACATATGCTTCCTAAGGATGGAGGGGATTATTTAGTAATTACCAAAGCAATGAAAGATTGCTTAACTTTATATGAATATGGTATTACTGCAATTGCTCCTTGTTCTGAAAATGTTTTTGTTAGTGAAACTCAATATAATCGTTTAAAGAAAAAATATAAGAAAATATTTGTATTATATGATAACGATGAAGCTGGATTGACTAATTTAATTAAAATAAAAAGGAAATATCCAGAAGTAAAAATACTTTATCTTCCAAGACATGGTGGTGATAAAGATATAAGCGATTATAGAAAGGCTCATGGATATAATAAAACTTTAGAATTGATAAATAAAGTTAAACAATATTATGGCGAAGGAGGAAAATAATATTAACCAAGATTCAAAACCAAAAAGAAAAAGAAGTAAATCTTATTCGCGTACAAAAGGACATAAATATGAATCTCAAATAGTAAGAGAACTTAAAGATTTGGGATTTCCTGGTTGTAAAACATCTAGAAGTGAATCAAAATCTACAGATGATAACAAAGTAGATATTATTGATACTGAAGGTAGATTGCCTTGTTCAATACAATTAAAGAAAACGCAATCTATTCCGTCTTATTTTAAAATTCGAAGTGAATCTACCGTAGATCCTAAAACATTCTGTATTATTTGGAACAAACAAGAAAAGAAAGAAACAAATATTTGCAGTATAGGTGAGTGTGTAATTATGGATAAACAATTCTTTTATGAATTAATTAAACATTACGCGGATTTCATTGATGGTATAGAATAGTTCCCTCATCATATTAGTAGAGATTAATTTGTTATTAATATTAATAGAATATGAAGATGTATAATCCCAAGAGGGACTATTTTATAACATTAAAATTTTAATATGAAGCAAGAGTGTGTAGTTAGTTTTAAAAGTGAAAACAGACGCATTAGCATGTATTTTACCGAAGAAAACGGTGATTTGGATATGCAAATGGCAATGGATCCAGAATTAAAAGATGGTGAGGAACCTGATTTGCCCCTACTTTTAGCAGGTGCTTTTATGACGGCTCTGAACATAGACAAAAATGAAAATGAGTCTCAAATTATTACCTCAGATTAGATACGATTTAGTTCCACAACGTGGTTTAAACGAAGTAAATAAAGTTCTAACATCTAAGTTAGAAAATCATGAAATTAATGAATGGCGTCAGGGTCTTAAGTGGTCTGATGCCATTTCTATATTAAAGAAACATCTTTCCGAATTTGAATTAGGAAATGATTATGATGAAAATGGACTTCTCCATATTGCATCAGTTGCTTCTCAAGCATTATTAATTGCAGAAATGTATTCTTGTTATCCACAAGGTGATGATAGAGTATTACAAACAAATAACCCTATTATCTGTTGTGATTTAGATGATGTAGTATTTGATTTTATTGGAGCATATGAAAAGAGATTTAATGTAAAACTTTCTGATTATTGGAATGGAGATTATGACATGCGTGAAAATCTCGAAATGCTCAAATTAGATAAAGATTTCTGGGTTAATATGCCAGTTAAGACTAAAATTCCATTTGAAGTAGACTATTATGTTACTGCTAGATCTATTCCTATAGAGTGGACTCAGGAAGCAATTCAAAAAAATAATCTTCCCAAAGCTAAAATATATAGTTTACAATGGAACGAAAGTAAAATAGAAACATTAAAGAAATTAAATTGTTCTATAATGTTAGATGATAAATATGAAACATTTAAAGAATGTTTACAAAACGGAATATTCTGTTATTTAGTTTCTACACCTGCAAATGTACATTATAATGTAGGACATCATCGTATTGAAAACTTAGAACAATTGAAAGATTTAAAGTAATATGGACAAAGTTAAATTAAAGGATTTTAAAATTATCCCTGATATAAATTCTGTACGAAAAGAAGATATATCTGACGAAGTATATTTTAGTCCAGCATATAGTGGATATATAAGTAATTCTAGACTTAAATGGATTGATCCAAAAGATGGAGGAGATCCAGCTAAATTTCAAAATCCTCCAAAACTTAAAACCAGTAGTTTAGCTATTGGTAGTTGCGTTCATGAATGTCTTCTTCAACCCGAAGAATTTGAACTCGGGCCAAAAATCGGGAAGCCAAGTGCAAAATTAGGTGAAGTAATGGATAATATTCCAAATTTCTTAAATAATGGACTTTTATTAGACGATGCAATTAAACAAGCAGCATTAAAAGTAGATTATTATAGTTCCGTTATAGATTCTAAAATTGAAAATATAAAAACTACTTGGAACGAATATTCTGATAAATTAAAAGATCTTGATTTAACAGAGAAAGTAAGAAGAATGGTTTGTGATAAAGATTGGGATGTAGTAAACGGTTGTTTAACATCTTGTACATCCAATGAAGATATAATGAATCTTCTTCATCCAAAAAATGTATTTGGTCAAGCCATTGAATCTCACTGTGAAGATGCTTTCTTTATGGATTATATTGTAATTTATCAAGGAAAACATTGTGCTACTTTGAATTTTAAGATGAAGGCAGATAATTGGACTATTGATTATGATAACAAGGTACTTACTTTAAATGATTTAAAAACTACTTCTCATCCAGTACAAAACTTTATGAAAGAAGAAGGTAGTTTCTATCACTATTCATATGCTCGTCAAATGGCTGTATATGGAGAAATTCTATGGTATTGGAATATGAGAAATCATGGGGTAAGTAAAGAAAGCGGTTGGAGATTAAATTCCAACATGCTAGTTGTAGAAACAATTCCTAATTATTGGTCTAAATCTTATTATGTAGATAATACGCAACTTAAGTTAGGAAGAAAAATGCTTATAGAATTACTTTGTCGTGTTGCATATTGTAAGATGTTTGGATGGGATAAAGAAATTGAATTCGAATAATGTATATAAATACAGATGACGTAATTAGAGATGCGGTGTGTTCCCATCTTAGTATAGGAGCTCGATGAATTGGAGAATATAACACTTCTACTTTTGGTGTAAACATAGATCTTATGTGAAATGGTATGCCAATAAGTAGCACTATTGTTAATTTCATCGATGCGAATGAACAAGCAAAATCATAAAAATATTTAAATTTATTTGTATATTTTAAATATTTTTTGTATATTTGCTTATTCAAATCTTGGAAAGAAACCAATTTAAAAACACTTGGAGAAACCAAGTAAAAAACAGGAATAATGTTAAATGTTTAAAATAATTAAATTATGGTAAAACGTGAATTTGAAGTGTACTCCTATGAGGAGGCTGTAGCAGCTATTGAAGCTGAAGGTTACAAAGTAATCCGTAACAAGACGGCATCTTGGAAAAACGAGGGTTCTCCTATTGGAGATGCTTCTCTTAAGACCTTTACTAAGGCTCAGCTTGAGAAAGAGAAACTAGTTGATGTCCCTGGTGTTGGATTTATTGTAGTAGTTGCTGCTGGTTCTAAGGATACCCGTGAGCGTCCGTACACTTATGAGAACGTTGTTACTGAAGGTCGCATGGTTACAGAGCGTACTTACGAGATTCGCAGAGTCGACAACGGTGAACTCGTATGCTCTCTTTCTGGTGAAGGTGCT